CCCATAAACACGAAATGGCGAAAAATGGGCAGACCACCCAAATCAACCGAGCAGCACATCAAGGAAGGCACCTATCGAGCCGACAGGCACGGAGCGAAGACCCCCACGATTCGCTACGCCAACGGCACGCCGCAGCCTCCTGACGACCTTGACGAACTCGGAGCGCGGCTCTGGGCCGACGTGATAGCACAGACCCCGCCGCAGCTCTTGTGCGAACTGGACTGGGCAAGCCTGACACAGCTTTGTCGGACGCACTCGATCGTCGAGCAGCTTTCCAAGTGCCTCCAAGACGACCCGCTCGAAACGAAGCTCTACGCAGCCTGGACGGCCGCAATGGGACGCTTCTTGACCATGTGCGGACGATGGGGTCTGACCCCGCTGGACCGCGCTAAGACCCGCACTGACGGACGCTCGAACGACAAACCGCAATCACCCTTGGAGCAACTCAAGGCCGCTAAACTCGCATGATCGCATCCGCTCTGCCCAACTATCGCGAGATGGTCGAAAGCTACATCGCCGGCGTCATGTCGGGCGAAATCGTAGCAGGCAAGCTCGTGCGCCAAGCGGTGGCTCGACACGTGCGCGACCTGAAGGAGGCGAGCGATCGCGGGTGGTACTTCGACGCCGAGGCCGCCAATCGGGCGTGCTTGTTCTTCCCGCTGTGTCTGCGACACTCCATCGGCGAATGGGCTGGACAGCCGTTCATGCTCAGCCCGTGGCAGGCGTTCATTACTTGGACGTTGTTCGGCTGGAAGAGTGCACAAACCAAGGCCCGCCGATTCCGCAAAGCCTATCTGTCCGTCGCGCGCAAGAACGGCAAGACGACCTACTGCGCCGGACTCGCCGCTAAAGCTCTGTACGCCGACGAGCCAATGATCGGCGTCCAAGTCGAGCATGGCGCGCAAGTCTATTGCGTGGCCACCAAGGAGGCACAGGCTAAGCTGCTCTACTCCGAGTCGGTCCGCATGATCGAGCAGAGCGAGTGGCTGAAAGAGATCAGCAAAATCCGCCGCGCGCCGAATCGCGTCGAGCATCTCGAATCGGGCGGCGTGTTTCTTCCGCTCGGCTCGGACTCAACCGGAACTGACGGGCTCAACCCGAGTGCGATTTTCAAGGACGAAGTTCATGCCTGGCGTGAGCATCACCGCGAGCTTAACGAAAAGCTGGCGACCGGCGGCGCGTCTCGACGCCAGCCGATGGAGGTCGTAATCACCACGGCCGGAAATTCCGAATCGCTGCTCTGGAAAGAAGAAGACGAGTATGGCCGCAACGTGCTGGAATACGCGAATCGTGGCCAAGTGTTCGACGATCGCTACTTCGCCTTCGTGTGCACGATCGACGAAGGCGACGACCCGCTTGACGAGGCGTGCTGGCCCAAGGCCAACCCGAATCTCGACGTGTCGGTCAAGCGCGAATACCTGCGCGATCAAGCGACTCTGGCGCGCAACTCCGCGCCGTACATGAATCAATTCGTCCGGTACCACGCCAATCAGCAGACCGAGGCCAACGAACGAGCAATCAGCGTCGAAGCGTGGAGCAAGGGCGACAAGCCGTTGACGATCGCACCAGGCGACATCTGCCACGGCGGCATGGACCTTGGCCGCACGAACGACTGGGCCGCTGCGGCGCTGTGCTTTCCGCGCTGGACCGAGACTGACGGAGAACTTCGCGCGACGTCGTGGGAATTCCTCGTCAAGTGTTGGACGTGCAGCGACGGAAAATTCGACGTTCGCAAGGAGCCGTTCGCGTCATGGATGCGTCGCGGCCTTCTGGGCGTGTGTCGCGGTTCGTCGATCGACTTCGAGGTGATCGAGGAGCAATTCCGCGAATGGTCCGGCCTGTACGCAATTCAGACGATCGCGTTCGACAAGACTTTCGCGCGGGAGACCGCCAAGAGAATGCAGGACGTTCACGGCTTTGCAATGTTCGAGTTTACGCAGTCGCATCGATTCTACAACGAGCCGATGAGGCGATTGATTGACAAGGAACTGCCGGCCGGAAATATCATTCACGGCGGCGACGAAGTGCTGACCTGGCAGGCCGGTAACGTGCAAATCAGCCGCAACGCCAAGGGCGAGTGGATGCCGGACAAGTCGAGCGACAAAGTCAAGATCGACGGCATGGTGGCGGCGCTGATGGCCTTCTCGGAGTGCTTGTTCGCGGGTCAACAAACGTGGTCGACCGGGCCGCTACAATCGGGGTAGAAATGGAATACACGACGACGTTAGTTGCCGGGCTGTTCGAGGCGAGTCGATCAAACCCGCTCAACAATCCGAACTTCGATTGGACCAATGCCGATTCGGTCGAGGCGATTTTCGGCGACCAGTACGGCACGGCCAGCGGCGTGAACGTCACGCCGCAAAAGGCGCTCATGTGTCCGCCGTTCTGGCAGGCCATTGCGCTGATCTCCGGCGACGTCGGCGCGACACCGTTTGCGCCATATCGTCGCAATCAGGACACTCGCCGCAAGTATTGGGTCGAGGCCTACGATCATTGGACGTATTCGCTCGTCGCGGTGCAGGCAAACGACTACGAATCGGCCGGAGAGTATTGGGAGCGCAAGACCGCCGAGGCGCTGTTGTGGGGCAAGTCGTTCGGGCTGATCTGGCGCGATGCGTCGGGGCGACCGAGCGAGTTGTTGCACTTGCTACCAGACCGCACAACTGAAGCGATGATCAATGGCGCGCCGTACGTGATCAGCGAAATCGACGGCAGAGAGCGAGTGTTTGCGCCAGAGGACGTCTTGGTCATTCGCGGCCCGAATCCGCTCGGCGGCGAAATGCCGACGTTCTACTGGATGGCTCGCGAGACGATCGGCACGGCCCTGGCAGCGAACAATTTCCAAGCCAAGTTTTTCAAGAATGGGGCTCGCGTCGGCGGCATCTTGGAGCTTCCGGCGAACATGCCGAAGCCGACGATGCAGCAGACCGAGGAGGGCTTCCGCAAGCAATACGACGGGAGCGAGGCGTTTAAGACGGTCGTGCTCCGCGATGGCGCGAAGTTTCACGCCTCGCAAGTCGCGCCCAAGGACGTCCAGATCGTCGAGACCAGCGAGCGACAGGCCCGCGACATCGCGCGATTCTTCAACTTGCCGCCGAGCATGCTAGGGATCGAAGGTTCGTCGAGTTACAACAGCAAGTCAGAGGACTCGACCGGCTACGCGACGCACTGCCTGCGCCGCTGGATGAACACGATTGCCGGCCAATGTCGCCTCAAGTTGCTGGCGCAGCGCGACCGCGCGACGATTCGCTACCAACACGACACGGACGATCTATTCCGCATGGATCTGCAATCGCGGATGCAAGCCTACTCGACGGGCATCGCCGCGAAGGTGCTCAGTCCGAATGACGCAGCGACCGAGGAGGGCTACCCGCCGCACGACGGAGGCGACGTCTACGAAAATCCGAACACGTCGACGCCGAACGCTCCGGCTGCGGATGCTAAGCCAGTCGAGCCGCCCGCGCCGACTCGATCGTCGTGGCAGTCGTCATCGGTCCGCGAATTGTTTCGCCTGACATTGCAAGCCCGGCACAAGGCCAAGAATCCGCGCGCCTATGACGAGTGGACGCAGACGAACAAGACCGACGACGCGCAGTTGTCAGCAGTCGTCGGCGAGCTGTCTGAAGTTGTCAACACCGCAACACCCGCGGAACTCCCGGCGCGGGTCGATGCAATTTGCGTTCGCTGGGAGTGCGAGGCTACCGGCGATGGCGCATCAAATGCAGAAGGTGATTGAGGCACTTGGACTGCCGCCAAAAACGCGAAGCTTTACGCTGTCGGCTGGCGTCGATCGAGCGACTGTCGTGACCGTGGAATATTTCGTGGAATCTGTCGATGTCGGCAAGCTGCCGCAGTTGAAGCGCGAGCAGTGGACGCTATCGGAGTCAGCAGAAAAGGGCAATGACAATGGCAATTGAACGAGCAGACTTTCCGGGCAAAGTGCGAATCGAAAAGCGATCGGACGGCAAGCCTCAAATCGTCGGATACGGGGCCGTATTCTTTCGCTCAGGCGATCCGGGCACCGAATACGAACTTTGGTCCAACGTCGTCGAGCGAGTCGCACCGACGGCATTTGCGTCGGCACTGTCGCGACCCGACGATGTGCGCGCCCTGTTCAATCACGACCCGAACTTTGTGCTCGGACGCAGTTCGTCGGGCACCATGACTCTGAGTGTCGACGATCGCGGGCTGCGGTACGTCATCGACCCGCCAGACACGCAGCAGGCCCGTGACCTGATGGCCTCGATCGAGCGTGGCGACATCTCCGGGAGTTCGTTTTCCTTCTCTGTCAACAGCGAGACTTGGTCCGATCCAGTCAACGGCGGCCCCGAGGTTCGCACGATCAATGACGTGACGCTCTATGATGTCGGCCCTGTCACGTTTCCGGCTTACGAAGCGACGTCGACGGGAATGCGCGGCAAGGCGATCGGCGAGCATCAAGAAGCGCGTCGCGCCTACGACGGCTGGAAGCACGCCGCTTATCGCGCGTCGATGATCGCACGACACGAGCGCGCGGCAAAGCTTGACACGTTAGCGTGATCGTGCGTACATTGTGACCGTCTGAACAGTATTCGTTTCGGTCCGGGCGGCAGAGCGACGCATTCTTTAGCGTCGTAATCGTCAGCAGACCATCACCCTACACGGGCTGGTGAGTCTGCGTCTAATAGCCGCGAAGCTCGCCAGCGATTCACAAGGATCGCAAGACATGGCGAGCAAGCTGCACGATCTGTACGAAGCGCGAAACAAGGCCATCGCGGAGATGCGCCAAGTTCACAGCGAATTCACCGGGGCCGGCACTCCCGAACAGCAAGCGAAATGGGATAAGGCGGAAGGCGAAGTGTCCCGCCTGGAGAAGGAAATCGCGGACGAAAAGGCTGCTGTACTGTCGGCTGCCGAGCGGCAAAAGAAGCTCGAAGCGATCGAGGCCCGCAACCGCGAAGCGCTGAACGACGGCCGCGTCGGGCTCGATGCCGAACAGCGTCGACGGGATGACGCCGAACGAACCGATCGACGGCACGAAGAGGTGCGGGCCTTGGCGTTCCAAAGCTGGGCGCTCGCGCAATCCAAGATGCCGCTGCGCGACGAGCACCGCAGCGTGTGTCGGCAACTCGACTTCGATCCGTACTCGAAAGACATTCTGCTCGACGCGGAAGGCCGGATGCACATCCCGTCCGGTAGTCACGCCGATCTGCCGGGAGGCGCTCCGCAGCGTCGCTACGGCGCTCCAGCATGGTCGTGTGGCGGCACGCAAACGCAACGCGAAATGCGAGCCGGCCTGGATGTCACGACGACCGGCGCGGGCAAGGAAACGATTCCGCAAGGCTTCATGGCGAACCTCGACGCGAAGACCTTGGCGTACGGCAACGTCCGTCAGGTCGCCACCGTGATCGGCACCGCGACCGGAAATTCACTGCCGTGGCCGACGATCGACGATACGAGCAATGAGGCGGCGATTCTGGCCGAAGCGACAAGCTACAGCACGAGCGTCGATCCGACGACGGCGGCGATCACGCTCTTGGCGTACAAGCTGTCGTCGAAGCCGGTGTTCGTGTCCAGCGAAATCCTCCAGGACTCGGCGTTCAATCTCCAGATGGTCCTCAGCGACATCATGGGCGTGCGGTTCGGCCGCGGCGAGACGACCTACTTCACGACCGGCACGAACAGCAGCCAGCCGCAGGGCATCGTGACGGCGGCCGGCACCGGCAAGACGACCGCGATCGCCACGGCGTTCACGACCGACGAGCTGATCGACTTGTTCCACTCGCTCGATCCGTCGTACCGCGACCTGCCGAGCTGCGGGTGGATGTTCCATGACACGGTGTTGCAGTACATCCGCAAGATGAAGGACGGTGACGGCCAGTACTTGTGGCAGCCGGGCCTGGTCGCGAGTGTGCCTGATCGCATCCTGGGCAAGCCGTACTCCATCAACCAGAAGATGGAACCGCTGGTGAACAACGTGCCGGTTACGGCCAAGAAGCACGTCCTGTTCGGGGCGTTCGAGAAGTACATCATCCGCGACGCGGGCGGCGTCCGCATGTACCACTTGACCGAGCGAGCCCGCGACACGGATCAAGACGTCTTCGTGGCCTTCAAGCGCGTCGACGGCCGGGCACTGAACACGTCGGCGCTGAAAGTGCTGTTGCAAGCCTAATGCGAGTCCGCATGAAAACCTTCCTCCTCTGGCATGGGCAGAGCGTCCATGCCGGGGAGGAAATCGAGCTGCCCGATCACGTCGCGTTGGCGTACGTGCGCACTGGGCAGGCCGAACATTCCGCAACCAGAACTTCGCCGCCGATCGAGGCCGCGAATCTCGATAGATCGACGAACACGGCGACCCGCGACATGCGAGCGCCACAAGCCAAGCGGAGATAAGTCATGCCCGGAACGCGAATGCCCAAGGCCGAGCGTGAATTGATCACGGTGACGGCGAGCACGACGCTGAGCAACTGGGATCTAAACAAGACGGTGTGCAACGTCGGCGCGTCCGGCGCGGTCACGATTACGCTGCCCGACCCGGCAACGTGCACGCCAGGCGGAGACATCATCGTCCTGAGTTGTGCCGATCAGAATTTGATCGTGTCCTGCACGTCGAAGCTGATCACGCTGAACAATGCCACGGCGTCGAGCGTCGCCTTGCAAACGACGAGCGAGAAGCTTGGCGGCGGGTTCCGCCTGACCGCGGTCGGCACGAAATGGCACGTTGCGATTCTGTGCGAAGAAACCCAAACGGTGACGGTCGCCTAGTCCATGTACGGCCTGACTGTCACGACAGCCCCGGCAAGCGAGCCGGTCAGTTTGGCGGACGCGAAGGAGCATCTTCGCATCGCATCCGCACAGACCGACTACGACTCGCTAGTGAGCGGACTGATCGTGGCGGCGCGGCGGTACTACGAGGCGCGGACGCACCGAGCGTTGATTCGCCGGACGCTGACCTTCACGACCGAATTGTTTCCGATCGACTGGGGGCCGCTCTACTTGCCGTGGAGCCCGCTCTACTCGGTGACATCGGTGAAGTATTACGACGCGGACGGGACGCAGCAAACGTGGTCGTCGTCGAATTACACGGCGATCACGAATCGCGAGCCGGGCGGAATTGCACTGACCTACAACGGGGTCTGGCCTGCCTATCGCATTCAGCCGCAAGGAATCGAGGTCGTGTACGTCGCGGGGCACGCGACGTCGGCTGGGTCGAGCGTTCCGGCGGAGGCTGTGCACTGTATCAAGTTGCTGCTTACGCACTGGTTTGAGAACACCAGCGGAGTGAATGTCGGACCGACGCCGAATCAAGTGCCACTGGCCGTCGAATCGCTGATCGGTGCAAGTGTTGTCGCCGACGAGTTCATGACGTACGGTCGCGATCTTTTCGCGGAGGACGAATAGTGTACCGCGACACCGTGACCATCCAGCAAAACTCAGCCGCCGACGGCTCGCCAGTCCCGGACTATTCCGGCGCGGCGTTCATGTCGAGCGTGCCGTGCCGGATCACGTCGCGCGGCGGCAATGAATCCTATCGCGGCCGAGTGCTCGACGCCTCGCTGACCCACATTGTCGAGATGCAATTCATTGCGGACGTGCTGCCGTCGATGCGACTCTACGTGACCGGCGGCGTACATGCGGGGAGATACCTGAATATCGCATACGTGCAGCCAGTCGAGATGAACGGCCGGGCGCGAAAACTCGAACTGCAATGCGTCTCGCAGGAGGTCGCGTAATGGCCGGCGTGGAAATCAAATTCGACTTCGCTGACGTCTCGTCGAAACTCGACCAGATCGCCGACAACTTCCGCAAGATGGAGATGCTCGAAGCTGGCGCGCGGGCCGCACTCGTGCCGGTCAAGGACGCCGCTACTCGCATCACACCAGCCCCCGGATACCCTGGCTACAACTACCCCAGCAAGGGATCGGCGCGTCTGAAACGCAAACGACTCCGCGACACGATCGGCATCAAGACGAAAGTTTACGCGCAGTCCAAGCAACTCGTGGCGGTCGTCGGTCCGCAGTATCCGGCCGGATCGCATGGGCATCTCGTCGAGCTTGGTCACCGCATCGTCACGGGCGGTTCTGTGCGTCGCATCGGACGCTGGGCCAAGAAGGGCATTCCGGCGGCTGGTAAGCGAACCGGCATGGGCAGGGTCGGCGGAATGGCCAAGGCCAAGCCGTTTCTCGCTCCGGCTGTCGATGCGACTCGCAATCAGGTCGACGGACTATTCGCGGCGACCGTCTCGCGGCGGGTTGACGCCGAGATAAAGAGGCTCGCGACCAATGGCTGACATCGCCGACGAGCTGATCACATACCTAAAGACGGTGAGCGCCATAACTTCGCTGGTCGGCAGCGGCACGAACGCACGAATCTACAACCAAGACGGGATCCCGCAAGGCGCACTGAATCCGACAGCGGCTGGAAACACTCGCTCGGCGTTGTCGATCGTGAAGCAATCCGACGTGAACAGCGGACATCTTGGCGGGCGGTCTGCCATGAACAAGGCCACATTCGTGATCACGTCCTACGCCGTCACGCCGAGCGCCCGCAATACGCTGGCCGGCGCGGTGTGGGATGCAATGGCACCGACCGCCACGACCGTGATGGGATCGACTCCGGTGACTGAGATTTACACCGAGTCGGCCGGCACTGACATCGATTTCGGACTCGACGGAACCGACCAGCGGCTCTACGCGAGCCAAGCGACATACGCGATTTGGTACTACTCGTCCTGATACTAGGAGCACAAGCATGGCGACTGCCAAGCCTGATACTGGACACGGCGCGACGGTGACTTTCGGCACAACGAGTTGGTCCGGGAAAATCCGCGGCATCCCGCAGAATCTCACGCGGACCAGGCCCGTCGTGAACATCTCGCACCTTGGCACGACCGGCGAACAAGAGACGATGCCAGGCGACTTGACCGAACTGGGCGAAGTCGAACTTGACGTGCTGTTCGAGGCCGTCGCCGGGCTTCCGTCGTTTGCTGCCAGCCCCGAGACGATCACGATCACCTACCCGCTCCAGGCCAGTGGAGCGACGACCGCCGCAAACGTGGCCGGGACGGGATTCGTCGTGCATACCGGCGACCCGGCGCTCCAGACCAATCAAGAGATGCTCGCGAAAATTCGGATCAAGTTCGACGGCGCGACTGGTCCGACGTTCACTGCTGCCAGCTAAGCGAAGGGAATCACATGCCCGAACCCGTCATCCAATACGAAGTGGAGCTGCGGCCGCACGTCGGCAAGCGCAACACGCCGCTCGGTCCGATCGACGTCGAGCACGATCAATGGATCGTCTTGGCGAATCGCCCCGGAGATGCTCCGAGACAAGTCGGCTACCTGCCGAAGCGAGAAGGCGCAAAGCTGCTGCCGCTGTCGACCGTCGAGGAGCGGATGGGTCCGTACTTGTACGGCAAGCTGATCGAGGCAGTCGACGCGGCCCGTGCTGCCAAGGAGTCGACCGGTGAGTGATATTCGTGATCGATTCTTTGCCGCAACTCGACGTCGCATCGTCACGGTGCAAGTGCCGACGATCGGCGACGTACTCTTGCGCTCGTTGACATCCGATGAGATGCGAGCGTTCAAGGACAGCCTGACCGACGAGCGCGGCAAGCTGACCAAGCGCGGCGACAACTTTGAGCGACTATTGGTGGCACAATGCGTTTGCGACGACAACGGCAATCGCGTGTTCGCCGACGAGGATGCGTTATCGGGCGCATTTGGAGAAGTCGACGGCGCGGTGATTGCCGCACTGTACGGCGCTTGTGTGCGTCACACGAATTGGCGTTCCGATCCTGATTGGTCCGCGATCGAGGGCGCGGCAAAAAACTAAGGTCCGACCGAGTTCGCTTGTATCGCCTACGCGCGGCGGTGAAGGGCGGATTCGGTTCGATCGCGAAGATGCAGGCGGCGTTGAGTTCGGCGGAAGAAGCCGAGCTGACCGCACTGGCGATGCTCGACGCGGACGGCGAAGCGTGGCGGCGAGTCGGGCCGATCGTGCGAGCCGTGCTGGCGGCGGCTGGAATCGACAGCAAGGACATCGACGACAACGCCTACGAGCCGCACCAGTGGGCGAACGGCGACGACGACCAAGTAGATCAAGCGGCCTTATGGGCTGCGGCTGAGGCGGCTGGAAAGCGAATGGCGGGACTGTAGACAATGAGCGGTCAGACCATCTCGACGCTGAAATTCATGATCACGGCCGATGCGTCGGGGCTGGTCGATGGCGTCGTACTGACCAAGAAGGAATTGCGCGAAGCCGGCAAGGTCGTCGACGGCCTGCAATCGCCGTTCGCGCAGCACAAGTCGCGACTCGACGAACTCGGACGGCTACACGCAGGCGGGGCGCTGACTGGACAGCAGTTCGCGCAGTCGATCGCCAAGCAGCGGATGGAATTCGCTTCGTCGCTGCCGATCATCGGCCAATTCTCCGGCCTACTCAATCCGATCACGGCCGCAACGACGCTCGCCACGGTCGGCATCGGCGCGATGACCGCTGGCGTGGCTGGGCTGTCTGCCGTTGTTGCGTCGCGAATCGACGACATTG